ATTCAAAATTACCCTCGCGTATCTCTGTCTGGATAATATCCACGGCAACGCTCCCAACCTCGTTTAATGCAGTCTGTGCCGTGCCGCCACTGTTTACAGTGGAGACCGCCCTGTTGCACAGCTTTTGCAGTTTGTCCTGGTTGTTTTCGAAGCTCTGCCTCATGAACGGCCTTGCCTTTGAATTTGGATTTGACGTTCCAAACTCGTTGTACACCGCCACTTCAATTACCGACGTTCCGTTCTTATATGGCATCGCATCCTCCTGGAAGCCCACCTTGACCTCGAGCTTTGAAAGCTCCTCCAGCTCCTTGAAGTATTTCCTCCCCTCGGATGTGAGGTCCGACCATCCCATGCTCATAGACGCCGCCTTTCCCCCGCCGAGCAGATGGGCATTACCGCCGACCTCCTCAACTGCAGGTACTGCACGCCGTAAACCGTGAGTCCAAGCTCCGCATCGGCCGCCGTGTTTGTGGACTGGTTTGCGCCAAAGCTTATCGTGCTTCCGCCTTCCGACACACTCCCCACGGCAAACCCTACGCCTATAAGCCCTGCATCACCCAATGGGTTCTCGCCATACCCCGCCATCTTCATTTTGTGGCACACGAGATACGCCAGAGCCTGCTCGTACAGGTTTCCAAACCTGCGCCTGCTCACCATTGGTCTTGTTATTTCAATCCAGTCCGCCAGCTCGGAATCATCAACACCGTCGAACTCGGATGCAGTCCGCCTGATGATTTCCATTGCATCCATTACAATCCGCCTCCTTTGCCTGTGTTAGCCGAGTGCTTCGAGGATTTTGCCCCTCACGTCCTCAATCGTGTCATTGTCGCCTACATCTATACCCATTCCTGCGGCCTTTGTAAGCAGGTCATCCTTTTTCTTCATGGACTTGACTGCCGCCACCTCGGCATCGTGCCCAGCCTGCTGCGCCTTGTAACGCTCGACGGCCTCCTCCTCGATTTTTGCCTTCTCAGCCTCGCTTACGGCTTCAGTGTTCACCCCGCCTGCATCGGCATTGGCAAGTATCCCCTTTGCAAGATAATCCGCAATACATGGGTTTTTCTCCATGCCGTCAGCAAGAACCATAACCTTCCCTGGAAGGAAAGGCTCTCCGTTGATACCTATAATCTTTCTTGATTTGTTGATAATCTTCATCATGTCACCTCCCTAAATTCCGTATGCCAGAAGCATTGACAACGGATAGTAAATGATAAGCCCCGCTGTCCTTGTCTCACAGGGAATCTCCGTCTCCAACTTCTGTACCTGTAGTGGATACTGGTAGAATGGAAGCGGGATTTCAAGGCTGAACTTGTCAGGGTCCTTCGTGTACATAAATGCAACGTTCTTTCCGGATGTGTTGATGTCCGTCGCAGTATCCTGTAATTCCGCCATACTCTCGAAATTCTTAAGGTAAGGGGCGTGCTCCTTGATGAAGCTGAGGACCGTTGTCTCTGTATCAGGAATCCTTCTTGTGGCAAGGTCCATGTAAATGTATGACGGGAGCGCCAATGTATCAGGCTTTTCGATTGACATTGTAATCTTGTCAATGAACTTCTGCATGCCGTTGATGTCATCCAAAATCTGGTCCGCAGTCTTGTGAGCCCAGTCAGTGTACTTTACGCCGTCAACCTCTACCTCGGACAGTGTATAAAGGGGAATATCATTCTCATCGGAGAAGATACCGACAAGGTTGTTCTTCTTGTCACCGGCAAAGGCAATCTTGTTCACCATATAGTCGGATGCCCTTCTTGCCGCCGCTCCCTTTCTTGCATCCAATGACTTTCCAGCCATACGTGACGCCCTCATTTCCTGCACATTGTATCCGTAGCTGTCGCCAATGGACTTAATGGATGCGGTATGGGATTCGCCCTGTACATCCACTCTTGGAAGGTCGGTTGCATAATTGTTGATAACCGCAGCCATGCCTGTAATGTCATAACTGTAGTATGTGGTTGTCTCCGCCCCCTCGTTTACCTCCGAGGTAATAGGGAAGTATGCCAGGGCTGAAAGCTCGGGGTACTGCTTGTCATACGTCTTTGTCTTTACCTGGTCAAGCTCCCTTGCAAAAAATACTGTTGCCGATTCAACGCTGTCGAAGCGAAGGTTCTCGCTTCCCGCAAGCCCTTTCACGAGTGTGGAACCCTTTAATGCGCTGTAATCATCCATGTTAAAATCCTTCATTGATGTGTCCCTCCTTATTCAGTTTTTGCACCAGCAGGGAAAAACTCTGCATTTGCAATGCCGTCATCAGTCACGCCAAGGTAAACCGCATTCAATTCCACCTTGGTTGAGCTGTCAGCCGACGTGGTGAACAGCCCCGCTTCTTCTCCGTCGGTAATCAGATACACCTTTTCCTTGTATGCAGGTGCGGCGTCTTTACCTGTCTTTACCCAGATTTTGCCATGGTGCAGGCAGCCGACGGTTCTCTTGTCATCAATGCCAACCTTTCCGGTCATATCCATCTCAACCATTACGGAATTGTGTACAACAACCCCTTCAAAATCTGTGGCAACAGCAGAAGAAGTTGGAATGGCAACGTCAGTGCCTTTGTTTGTCCCAACTACGACACCGATGCCAAAGGAAATCCCTGTCCCTTCTGCCTGCCTTGTAGATACTTCATGGGCTGATAAATCAAACAGCCCTCCAGCCACCCCCTTGGGAAAGCTGAATCCATAACTTGTCTGTGCAGCCATGCTCATCACTTATTACCTCCTGTCATTCTTGAAATCATATTCTTACGGGCGGAATTGGAATTGCTTTCCTCTTTCGCATCCTTACGGACTTTGTTTGTCACCATCTTCTGCCGTTGGTCGTCAGTGCTCCTTCTCTCTTGGAAGGACTGCTTTGCAATATCATAAGCGGCATTGATGTAGCTGTTGCTCTTTCCGTCGAGGTTAATCTTCGGATTGACTGCCTTGATGATACGCTTTCTTCCTTCTGTTACAGAGAGTTTCTCAACACCGTCAAGGTTGAGTTTGTCCGCCATTCTGCACACATCCAAACGGTCCTGAACGATTCTGTCTACGGAATCCATATTTACCCCCTTGTCTTTTTCCTCCCCTGATTCTCCACCTCCGCTTGTGGGGTTCCCAGGGTTTTCCTCATCAGAATTTTCTTCCCCTGATGCAGGGGTTCCTTTACAGCCGGGATTGTCGTCATCTCCCTCGTCCCCATTCATATCATTGGAAGCCTGGAGCTTGTCAATCTCCTCCAACAGGGTGTTTAAATCCGCCTTCTGCTCGGCAATGATATCTTCGGGTGACATCCCCTCGCCTTCGGAGTCCCTGCGGTCGATGTTCTCCCTTACCTGGTCAATTGGCGCCTTCCCGCCATTGCCCGTCTCATCAGGTTCTGTGGCTGGCTCATCGCCCTCGCCATCCGCCCCTTCGCCTGCTGCCTGGCTGGCAGCCATCTGTGCCTTGTATAAGGCCACTGCGGCTTCAAGCTCTTCCGGTGTCAAACCAAAATCATCACCGTCAGACCTCTGGCCTTTTTTGTTTTGCTTGTACATAATCAGTTTGCCTCCTTTTAATATTTGTATATCATCACCTTCACCGTCTCTGCCGTCTATGTTGAGCCTTGCGGTCTCCCCCGCCCTGGCTTCCGCGACAAGCGCTAGGTGGTTGATTTCAATGTTCTTCTGTATGCAGTCGTATTTCTCCCCCTTGTATACCCCTGGGGTGTCGTCGGTATCAAGGCTGTAACCCAGCGACAACTCTTTAAGCCCGCATTTCTTTAATGCGTTTGTATCGTGGATTATTATCTCGCATCTGACGTTTTCACCGTCCCTGTACCCCTCGCTCATGATGGTTCCTATCTGCTCCCTGCGGACATTCTCCTTGTCCACCTCCCCCGCATCATGCGTGATGATAATCGGCTTCCCCTTGTAGCTTGCAAGCGATTTCTCATCAAACACGTATTCAGGAAGCCGCAGCTCCCTTCTGGTGCTCCCGTCTTCATTCCTGTACTCAAATATACCGCATGTGGTTACAACCGGATGGTCTATAAGGTAACCTTCATCCGTATAATATGTCTGGTCAACCGATATGCTGTCCGTCCTTATTTTCAATATATTCCGCCTCCCTTTCTGGATTTACGTCGGCAAATCCACCTTGTCTAAATTGATTACGGGGCTCGCAGTGCACCTGCACTGGTAGTCCTCGCCTGGGTTGCAGTGCCTCCCCGTGTAGACTATGCCGTTCTTGGTGCTGTACCATATTTCAGGCGGGTCGTCATACCTGAACGTCTGTCCGTCGAATGAATCGTGGCAGTCCCTGACGCGTTCGTCGTGGCATGTGCGCCACACGTAGCTCTCGATGCCCGCCTCCCTGTGCTGCTCCCTGGTTATCCGGGCGTTAAGCTTTGCGTTCTGGTCCCTTGCCACCATCCTGGCGTGGCTCTTCGACATGCCGAACTCGTCCTGCATGGCCTTCACTATATCGTTGGCGGTCTCCCCCGCCATATAGTTGTCATAGACCAGTTCCTTCATCCTTGCCAGGGACTCCTTTGGCATGGTGCTGATAAGGTCCACGTTGTCGGATATCCATACATCCAGCATCTCCCTGTATCTGCCCCCAGAGTAGTAGTCACCGAAGATGTCGATACCGAGTGTCCTGTTGACCGTCTTCCGCCACTCCTCGGTTGTCAGCCTGTGGTTGAGGCCTGCTATTTTCTCAAGCCCTTCCCTGAGCTTGTACAGGCCAAAGGCGCTCTCCAACTGTCTCTCTATGCTTTCAAAGAGGCGGTCTATCTCGCCCGCAGCCATGCCCATCGAAGCGAGCCTTTTTGCCCTTCGCTTCTTTTTATTCTTGTCCGACCCTGATTCCTTCGAGTCGGTGTTGAGCTCCGTGCCGTCGCTGATAATCCGCTTCAGCTCCGGTATATGGGCGGTTATGACATCCCTCTCCGCCGTCATGCATTTGCTGACAAGCCGCAGGTACTCCCTCTCCGCCCCCTCTGGGTATTTCGGAGTGTACTTTGCCGCAACCATATGCCTCCCCCTGTTCCTGCGTTTCAGCTCCTCACGCAGTGCCTGCTTCCTTAGTTCCTCGTCCATGCTATGTCCTCCACCAATTACTTCCACTCGGCATACATTACAACGTACCTTCCCTTTCCTGCTATTTTGTCTTAAAAAAATGTAAAATAAAAGAACACCCCTTTCGGGATGCCCTTGTATAACCTTAGTGTATATTAAATTATATTTATGCATCTTCCTGATTGTATGATGAATCTGGTATTCTTACTTCAATTGTCCCATATTCTGCTGGCAGGTTAACATTGTTTTCATAATGTCTCTTCTCTGTGTCGGAAAGCATGTCATACCAGTCCATTTTGCATGTGTTTATGCCACCCTGTATGTATTTAATCTGGTCCATGGAGCTACTCAGCATAAGTTTCGCCTCTGAATCCAGTTGCTTATTGTTGGTAATATACATGTCTATCTTCTTATATGCTGTGTTGGAAGCCAATTCTATATAATTAATATGCCTGTACGACCTCAACGCGAGTTCTTCCTGCTCCTGCTTGAACTCCTCCTTTGACGATTTCTTAGTCAGCAGCCACGAGAACACCACACTTCCAAATATATTGATTGTAACCGTTGCAAACTCTTGGAGTTTGCCCACTACGGACAGGGTTATAGATGATATAACCATGAATGCTGATATCAGAAGTATGAAATTATCTAAATTTGTATAAAAATGTTTCCAAAAAGCATATATGCTGTTGCCTTTTCTGATAACCCTGCCTAGGATAAATCCAACTATAATACCTGCAGCAAGCAAACCAATATTAAGCACCACTATTCTTCCCCATCCTTTCACTGTAATAATCCCTCATGACAGACAGGGAAATGGGATTCCTTGAATATGCACTCGCCGAACAACCGCCACGAGCCTGCCGCCAAGGTGTTTCAGCATGTGTCATGCTTTCCAATTCGTCCGCAGTATAACACCCGTAAACCTCATAAACCTTATCAAGGAAAAGTGGTGTGTTTTTATGTTTAAAAACCACCTCTTCAGCTACTTGAGGTATCGGTTCCCAGCCCCACATTCGGTATCTGTCGTATAAATCCGGTGAAACGGGACCATGAATCCATGCCTCAAAGCAGTTTGAAACCAATGGCACGCCAAAATTCGCCATGTGCCATGCCTGGGCGTAATAGCATAATTTTTGGAGTTTCTTGTGTGTCATGGATTCCCTTGTAAGGAAATACCTTGCTACATCATAAATGCTTTCCATATGGAGTCCCCCTTTCAACTCCATTATATGCTACAACCCTCAAATATGCAACATGGTATTCAGACGTGAATTTTTGCATAAGAAAAGAACCTTGCGCAACCGCAAGATTCTACTCAATTTTAATTATACTATTTTCTGTCCGTTATTGTAAGCCTTCTTGGCTTCATTAAGACTCATCTTGTAATATCCTCTCAAATCAGGATTTTTTGTTAATACAGCATCATCAATCCATTTACATTCTGGGCAAAACTCATAAGAATCATATTCTTCAAACTCATGCTTTCCACACACAGGGCACATATGCTTTCCATTAGTCATCTTCAATACCTTCTTTCGCTAGTTCTTCCTGATAATATTTTTCTCCATCTTCAGGCTTAAACATGGTTCTAATACCTTTTTTGATATCTGCCTTGACGTAATCATTTTTGCTTGTATCATATCGGCAAACATATCCCTCTTTGGTCTTATAACCCTGTATTGTCCCTCCGACTGGCATTTCTGCAAGTTCCACTGCTCTTTGTGCATATTGCTCTTTGGTAGTTATTCCATCTTTTGCATACTCCTCTTGATGAGTTCTGCCATTCAGCCAATGGTTATTCAAATGCTGACTACTCTTAAAACCTTTAACTTCCAAAGAGTTCGCACCCTTTGCACTTGCAATAATACCACTATTTTCAGAATTTTTCAACGGTTCAACTTCTTTTTCACCCTCTGGTTTTCTTCCCGAACCTGGTCCGCCGTCAGTGTTTTCAGACTGTGGATTTGCAAGCTGTCTGGCCAGCTCTTTTATTGACAGCTCGAATGGCAGGAACAGCTCCTCATTGTGCAGCTCCGCCATGGTCATAAACCTAGCGTCCTCCATCTCGTCGTTGAATGCGTTTGGCGTGCCGTAGA